GATCTTGTAATACTCACCTATGCGGTAAGCAAAACATAATCCATAAGGCTTCTGTACTTTGTCATCGAAGTGTAAATACTCCACTTCAGTAACACCATACCTTGCAAGAACTGCTAGAGAGATGTGAAATTGTTCCCAAAAAGCAATGCCTCTTCGTGAAAAGGGCTTTGATCTAACTCTTAATGTACGAGTAGGTCTTACTATTGGAATCTTTCTTATAGCAGAAATATCCTTCCTACTTTCTTTGCCGTTATACCCGAGGCCAAAGTCTTCATTTATAAGTTCTAAAGTCTCTTGCCGGGTTATTCCGTACAGTCTTTGAAGGAATTTAAAAATATCTCCTTTGTCTCCAGTTCCGTAATCGATGTATCTAACTGAATCTCCAGCATAGAATAAAGCAAAAGAAGGCTTAGTGTCATCTGTTCTGATAGGTGACATATAAGGTTCATTTACTACAGGATCGAAACCTAAGTAGTGACAAAAAAGGGTAAATTCATCAAGACGAGAAAGTATGGAGGATGTAGATAAGACTAGTTTGTAATATAACTTATCTAATTCATCCTCCATGGTTTTAACTATACAAATAGACTATTAGCCGCTGCAGTTTCACTTGGAGCTACAGTATCAGGAGTAGCAGCCTCTTCAGACATCTCTTCTCCGCTATCATAGCCGTTAGTTTTCTCCCAAGCAGTAAACTTAAGTTTCGACTGAGCTGCAGGCACTCCCATAGACTCTATAAAAGGCGCAAACCTAGGTAGAGAAGGGTAGTGTTTGTTCTTAGATTGTCTAGAGCACTTAACTCTGATAGACGGACTTCCTGCTCCTACAAAAGGAGTCATCATAGCGATAAACTGCGTGATCTGATTGTCATAAATCTTCTCAATAACAGCTGCTTGCGTGATCTGCCCCATAGCAGTAACAGGATCATTATCTAGGTTAATACCCTGCATAACATTCCACTGGATCTTGTCCTCAGTCATATACTGCTTGAGTATGTGATTTAAGAACTCTTTCGACTGCTTAATAGCCTCTAAAAGTTCTTCTCCAGTTTTGACATATTCATCCATCTTGTATGGCCAGTGAATATATCTCATCTCATTACCTACAGAACCTTCTGATGTATCATTCAATTCATCAAAGATACCTACAGCTGTCGGAGCAGCGGCGGCAGCACCTTGAGCTGGTTTGAAGATAATATTAAGAGTTCCTTGCTCTGCTTTTACAACAGACGCAATTTGTAAATTATCATTAATTCCTACTGTAATCATTTATTATTGTGTTAAAAAGTTAAACTTAATTGAATAAGGACTCAGCAGCAGCTACTGTTTCAGCATTAGCTTCTTCTTCTGGTACATCCAGAACAGTTGTACCTACTTTAACTTCAGCCTGAATAGCGTTGCCGCTTACTGCTTCTTCTGCAGGTTCAGTTAAAAGATCTGCAGGTACTACCTCTGCTTCTGCTTCTGGAGCTTTACTGTCTGCTTCAACTACCACAGGAGCCTTCGCCACTACAGGCGCTTTAGCTACTATAGAAGCATCAGATAAAGCTTTCATAGGTACAAGAGGCATTAATACTAATTTCTCTCTTCTTTCGTAACCCATTGTACCTGCTGCAGCACCTTTAACGATTGGCTTAGGTACTGTGTAAACACCATTATCAACAGGTTTTAGAGGCTTATCCTCCATCACTTGTAGGTCCACAAAAAGCTCGTTGTTACCAAACAAATCTGTTTTGTAGGTATTGTTTAGCATTGTGATCAAGTGCTTTCCGAAAGTAGCAGTTCCTTGACTGCCTACTTTAGATTTAGGCACACCATCTTCCTCATAACGAGTAGCTGAAAATAAATCCACCTTAGAAAGGTTTTTAGGTACAGCTGCAATAATAACAAGTTGCGCTGTAGCGTATGAAGGCCACTGTCCCCAATCAGATGTAGAGAATACATCGAAGCCGTTGCCTTGATCTGCAGAACCTTTAGCTCTATACTCTAAGTCGTACTGCTTGATCAAATCCTTTGAAGGGTAAACTTTACCGTCAGAAAATATTCTCAACACACTACCTATAGGCTGTCTGTCAACAGCACCAATTTTAGCAGAAGCTTTTTCTACTGTCTCGAGAGTCAAATCATCGAGAAAATCAAATGAGATAATATCCATTTTTAATTTGTTAAAAGTGTTAAACTTACTTGTAATAGGCATCCATGACTTTCAGAATCTCTGCCATGTCATTAGGTACCATATTGTCATCAAACATACCCATAGGGGTTTTGGCTAGATGAGAGCCGTCATTATTAGTGACAAACATGTACTCTGGTTTGTCATCCTTTCTTACTACAACCGAATGCAAGATCTCTGTGAAATAACTCGGAATATCAATTGTGTTATCGAGTAGCTTTCCAGAAGTTCTCATACCTATAAGGCCACTCTCTTTATAATCAGTGTGACCAATGTAAATAATAGTCATATCGTCCCTGAAAGTCTCAGTTTCTTTTGCCATTACTTCGAAAACTTCTCTAGCAAATACATTCCACTTACCCCAATCCTTAGACGCTACAAAAGCAGGTGCCATAAGTTTTGTGTTTTGAAGGTGGGTTGTATCTTCTACTACGATGTAATTAAACTTAGCTCCTTCATTAACTTTTCTCAAGATGCCAGGAACTTCCGACAAAGTTGAAATAGTTACCATGTTCTGTCCCTCTACAAATTGAGAGTTAGAACTTTTCCAGGGTAGTCTTTTAGCATTTGGTCTTATTACCAAAGTGCTAGCTGGAGGAAGGTTTCTTAAGCTTGTACTTTTACCTGAACCGGATTCTCCGATCAATAGAATTGTTTTAGCCATTGTACTTGTTTTTAAGTTCTGTAATTGTTGTAATCGTGTAAACCTGCTTCAAAGTAAGAAGCAAGTGGTAGCTCTACTATACGCCCTGTTTGTCCTATAAACTGAACACCTATGTTAACATCAGAAATACCATCACGATTTTTCATGATGTTAATAGCTCGAAAGTTCTGCTGGAGCTTTGTAATATCGTAACCTAGATAATCCTCTAATTGGAGCTTATGTGCATCCATAATACCTAGAGCTACGTTACAGTCTTCAGGAACTCCACCAGAATCCTTGAAGTCTTCCATACCAGGTGATAAGTCTGAAGCTCTAAACTTCATCCTTTCAACACCAGTAAGACCTCTATTAAACTGAGAAATAACCACTGGTGTAAACTCACACATGTTTCTAAAGTAAACCAAGAAACTAGAAAGCTTGTCTATATTGTCTTTCTTGTTCAACCCTTTTTCTTTCTTTGCTAAACCTATGTGATCTACCATCAGTATAGTAGTTATGTCTGGATACTTAGGTATGTAACCTGATCTCCTGAAGTTCTCAATTCCATTAGCATCTATAAACTTTTCCAAAGTAAAACTCCCTCTAGTTTCAGCATAGGTGACATACTCACGCCACATCTGATTAGGCGTTTGAGGCTCATCTATAAACTTGATATGCCTAAACAACTGTTGTATTTCAGGCCATACTGCATCTACTAACTTCTTAATCTCAGGAGTAATCTTACTGTTGCCTCTAGAGAGTATCTCATTAGCATCTGTAAGTACACCATACTTATGATATATCCTGTAAGCAACCCATTTAGCTGTCTTAGCCTTCTTACTGATCTCAAATGAATGATATATCCACCTGATATCTATAGGTAAGCCTGCGTCAAGCAATTGGAAATAAGGCTCCAGTACAAAATTAGCATCAGAGATAGCTGTTTTACCTGTACCCGATAAACCGGCTACTGCATAGTAAACACCCTTCTGAGTACCGTTCAAATAAGTATTGAACCGATTAAAGCTGTTTGGAAGGCCTTTGTTTAAACCTCTAATACCTTCTTCTACGCTTTTTATGAAATCCATTAAACTACAGTCCCTTTCACATTACTACGAGAATGCTTCTTAGCTTCTTCTTTGTTTTCTACATAAGTAGCTAGTGTAGAAGCACCTTCTTTCATTATGAAATTCTCTGCTGTCTTCATGAACATAAAATTATTCTTCTGACAGTCTTTCACGTAAGCTGTAGTAGCTTCAAGGATATGTTCTTCTGTAAACTCAGGGTATTGCCTAAGTACGGATCTAAGCTTCTTTACCATCGATCGTGCAGAGCTTTTGACATAGAAATTGCCCGATTTAACCCCTTTTGGGAATAAGCCGGTTATTTCAGTAGCTAAACTAAGTACTTTCTCTTGGGAAGCTTTTGTAGTAGAAGTTGATTGAGTCACTAGAGGAACTGTCTCCCCTAAATGAGCATAACCGTACATAGTTAATTTGATCTCTCCTGTACTGGGGTGTTTTTCAATGATACTCTTTTCCAGAAGGTATTCTAGTACTTCTTTAATGCTTGCCATTTGTTATTTGCTTTTTACTGGTTAACTTCTCTAATTGATTAAGAACCTGCCGATAACTCACGTAATTAATTCTACTAGAATCAAAAGACTGTAAGGACTTAATTACCCAAGCACTGTCTTTTGTTCCTGTTGCCTCTAGAATTATTACTCTCCCTATTTTATTAGGGTCGGATGTCTTTCTTAAAAGTCTACCTATCTTTTGAACAGCGTGTATCTTCCCTGACTGTACCTGGATCATTAACACATAATCTAATTCTGGGATATTTACCCCCTCTGATACTGCGTTAACTACCGCTAATCTTTTGATTTTACCTTTCAAAAAATCATTGTAATCCTTATCGCTTGTTTTCGAATGGAAAGTATGCTTACAGACTGCGTTTGCTTGATCGATACTACTGCAGAAAATTAGAACCTTTTTGTCTTTTGGGATGATCTTCAAGACGTTTAAAGCTGCTGCTAATTTACAAGGCAGTCGATAAATATAATGCATTCGATTAATGATAGCAAACTTAATAGCATTATCATTTCCACTATACATTACTCTCTGTACTTGCTTAGTAATATACTGATAGCCAGCTTGTTCTGTAGTTAAAAAGGGGGTTGCTTTAGTCCCTGCTTTCACGTTCTTAACTGTTGAGTCAAGGGATATTTCTATGATATCCATGCTGTAAGGAGCTATCAAATCATTGGTGATAGCTTCATCAAGAGAATAATTTACAGTCCTATTACGTGTAAGGCCTAAAGCTCTAAGTAATCTCGCTTTTTCAAAAGTTAAAGATGCTGATAAACCTATGATTGCAGTCCTATCTAAGTCTCCATGGATAAGCTTCATAGCAATTAAGTTGAACCTAGCTTCTGTAAGCTTATGAGACTCATCTAAACACAAATGAGCTTGCCGGGTTTGTTTATGCAATGACTGATAGCAGAAAATCCTTACATGCTTCTTAAAGTCTGCAGTGTGTCCCCACTTATCAATCTCATCCCACCAGTTTTGTACCAGCTTCTTGTTGGGCACTACTATGTCCCAAGCTTCACCGTGTACCATTAAGTGCTCATGGATTAAGTCTATTGCTAGTTTAGACTTTCCTGTTCCAGTGGCTGCCTCCACTGACAGCTTCTGGTCCTGTAAGAATATAGTTCTACACTCTTTAGCTAGCTTCTTCCTCGCGTCCTGTTCTCTCTGCTCCACTACTTAGCTTGAATTAACTGGTTAATACTATCTAGTCTCACTAACCGTCTGTCAATGATCTCTAGACTATTCTTATTGAGCTCCAGAAGCAAAGTAATCTTCTGTATCCTAAGATCCTCTAGCTCCTCTCTATGTTGCTTTCCTCTGTATGTAGCATAAGCTGCAAAGACAATTACAATTATCACTATAATAGCGAGTATGTTATCCTTCATAGCTTGTACTTTTTAACTAGCTTGTCTAAGATAACACCTAAGTCACTGTCAGAACTAAGGATAATCTCATCTCTAATATCAAACATGTTAAGAGGTGTAAATATACCCTCAAGAGCTATACGCTTACGTAATGCCTTATAAGACTCTTCTGTTTCATCGTCTGCGTAATATTCAGAAAGGTGATACTCTTTCTTAGTAGATGCATTATGCTTTAACGCTAGAGCTTTAACCTTTTTCTCATAACTATCAAGTGAGATCTTTAGAAGCCTAATATCTTTATTAACTGCTACTATCTCTTTTAGATAAGGCAGATGAACAGCTTCTATTTCTTTCTTACTAAGAGAGGCTCCTGCATGCTCTTCAGCTTCCTTCTCTTTACGCGTTATCTGCGATATAAGCGCATCAATCTCGTACATTTTTAACTTTCCCATTGTATTTGTTATTTAGGTTTAACTATATTTTAAAGACTTCTCAGCTATTACTGTAACACCCTGTTCAATAGTTTTCAGTACGTCAGAATAAGCTTAGTGTTTGGTACTATTATATTCCAAGGTTCTTTGTTACTCTTGATATGTTCAACTATTAGGTCTAAAACTATTTTAGTTTTTCCTGACCCAGTAGCAGCTTCAGCAGAGAGTTTATTATCTATTAAGAAAATATCTCTACAGGCTTTAGAAAGATCTGCTCTAGCTTTTATTTCAGGACTCGTCTTCTCTTTCTTTAATCTGTTCCTTTATAAACTGATCAAGGTCTGCCGCACACTCTGCTTTAAGTAGGGCCATCTCTGTAGAATCTTTAGTCTTAGCTATACTTTGCATAAGTAAATGAAAAGCGTAAGGTGGCATACCTCCAAAATCTATTTTTATGTTTATACCATCTCCTGTATCCCTTACCAGGTGAAGTATATCAACAGGAGTACTTTTAATAATTACCCACGAACTGTTCGAGGTTTTAACTAAGCTCCAAAAGTGACCCAGAAGAGTAATAAACCTCTTTGCTCTAACTTTAAAACTGACTTTTGTTTTTCGTTTCTTCATTGTAGGATTATTAAGTGTTATGAATATCTCTAGGTACTTTTTCTACATAATTTACTATCATCGCGTTGTTGTTATTTGTTAAAAAATTATTTAACCCAGTAAGGCTTTATCTCTAAACTTGCCCCTGCTTTTACAGTAGAATAAGACTTAAAGTAAAGATTAGCCACATTAACCATAATCTTAACTACTTGGTGAGCTATCCAATCTTGCCCTTCAGGGAAATCAAATACTAATTCATCATGCACTTGAAGCTTCCACTTTAAATCTATCTTGTAAAGTCTCACCCATCGATCTATAGAAACTAAAGCTTCCATCATAATATCAGCTCCTGTACCTTGTATTCTAGCGTTTCTAGCTGCTGATTCTGCTGCAGATATAAAAGCAAAAGGCACTCTCTTATTGTTCATAGCATCTATCAAAGGTTTAAACCATCTTCTAGAGTTCGTTCTATTGTTGAAAACAACAGCACCTGTAGCTTTAGCTTCATGAGCAGCTTTTATCACTAAAGACAAAGAAGCTGGTATCTCATTACCTATCGTATTCATAGCTATTTGACCTTCTGCCGGAGTTACTTTAAGAGTCTCTCCTGCCTTCTTAGCCCTTAAGCCATATAAATAACCGAACAACATAGGTTTATAATCAGTACGCTGTAGCTTATTCTGGGTACTACTTATTATTTGGTGTGCTTCCCAAGAATTTCCTCTAGAAGCATGAATAGCTTTCCACCCTAAGTTTGCAAAGTGAGAATGTACATCCCCTTTAGATATAGCTAAAAGCTTCTGATCATCAGCTAAAGCACAAACTATAATCATCTCAATAGATGAATAATCTGCAGTACCTACTGACCTTCCTTTACCTCCTACAAAACAATTACGAATATCATTTATAGCTATAATCTGCTGGCTATTAAACCTTCTCGATTCAACTGCACCAGAAGCTAATCTTCCAGTAGCTGTAGTAGCTTGTTTGTAAGTAGTATGAAACTTCCCTGTAGTAGTATGTTTGTACTTTTGTATGAAAGTCTCACCAAAGCTATTTACATGTTTAGCTAGTTTGTTATAGTCATCAAGAAGCTCTATAAACTCAAAATGAGGGTGATTATGATTCTCAATCATCCAAGTACTTCGAGCTACTTTACTAGTACTAGGCTGTATTTTTTAGTAGTAGCAGATTTAGCTTTAGGTATAGGATTAAAATTAACAGATTTTAGTAAATCTACAATCTGATTACTACTAGACCAGTTTAAGCCTACAGTATTCCTACATTTTGTAAGAGCCTCTAACTCTACCAAGTAGCCTTCTGCTGCGTTTATAAGCTTAGCCTCTCTTGCTATCATAGTAGTGTAGCTTTTTAAATGGGTCTTGTTGTTAGCTCTCAAGCTTTCAAGGTTATCCAGTACTTTAACCATAGCTTTCATATCTCTGTCCCTTCTCCTGGCCAGTTTAGATAGCTTAGTATTATATTCCACATTAAAAATACTAGGAATAGCTCCCATCTTATTAATAGCGTATGCAGTAAGCTGTTTAGAGATAATATTCATCTTCTTTTCAGCTTGCTTAGCTAACCCTAAGAAGATATCTTCATTCATTTCCCAACCATTGTTCTCCATTTGAGCAAGTATCCTCACCAGAGGCATCTGGATACCAAAAATCAAGAACTTAAGCTTAAGGTTATCGATGTGTACACGTTGTTTATCTTTAAGCTCGTGTAAGGCCAGTACATCACTCATGTTGTAGAGAACGTGATCAACTGTATGTTGAGAGTACCCTACTACAAAATCCTCTCTAATCGTCTTATTCATCCCCGGAGGTAGAGACATGTTAGCTCTCACTAAAGTATTAACTAAAGAAAAGCTAAAACTCTTGTCTGTAGAGCTGATACCTTGATAAATCTTCTGTTCCGCTACCATGGTGCAGTAAGTATTAGTAGGAGTAAACATCTCTCTTCTATTTCTTAGTTCGCCTTCTAGCATATCTGCAGCATCTAACCACTTCATCTCATACTGAGCTGAATGTGCTATCATTGTAGTAGTTCCCCAAAGGTTCTTACTATCAGTGATACTAGCTACATCATAACTGAAGCCATCAAAGCAAATAGTCATCTTAGTACTGTCTGAAAAAGAATGAAGTACTATTTGACCATTAAATTGATCTCCTACTGTTTCAATGTCATAAGCAATACCTGCAGTTCCTGCGTTTCTTAGCCACAAGAGGAAATTTTTCTTCATAGCCAGGGTGTATCGATGTACTTCAACACCTTCTTTACTAAAAGAGCTGTTATCGTAGAGATCTAATCTCTCTGTAAAGAATATCTTTTTCATTAAGCTGTAGTTAACGGGTGAGTCTTTAAATCTATGTTCGAAATAAGGACAGAAGTGATTTTAATCAGTTGTCCTACTGTTAGACACTGTTCTTCAGTATCCGGACCATCTTTATAGTCCATTAGAGTTTTATTCAGTTTGGATATTACCCTGTTCTGAAGCTCCTCTTGTTGAGTCTTTGATAGTTGCATGTAATATGTTGTTAAAAGATTGAAATTTTATGTTAGCTTCTTTAGCATTAACTTTAGAGCTGAGAACACTTTTTCCTGTTTTATGTAAAGCAGTTATTTTTAACATCGTAAATCGATGCATAGCTTCAAGAGCTTCTTTTAAGTCAGTATCCAGTACTAAAGAACTTAGAAGTAAGCTACTTTGATGTTTAATAATAGTTTCTACTTCGCTTTTAACACTACTTAAAGTAGTTACTAGAGCAGGTAAAGGGATATTTACATAAGGTACATTGACATTTTTATCTTTACCGAACAGAGTTAAAGGCATAGAATACTCAGGTAGAAAAAGTAACCTTACAATTTTTATCTTTAAACTACCTTTTATAGCTATCCTATAGTCCTGCCCTAAAAAAAAGTACTCATTACCCTGCCATATTTCTGTATATAATCGATCGTGATATTCAATACTATCAATTATAACATCACGATAAAGGGCTGTAGCTTCAGGATCTAGCTCTGAGAAGTCAAACTCTTTAGTTATTTTCCTTACTCTTTCTTTCTTTGAACGTGCTGTCTGCATAAGTGTAAATGTTTAAAAGCTTCTGTAAGTCTGGGTTCAGACTCTTGAAAAAAACTTTATAGTTTTTTGCTGCTTTTTCTGGTTTTTTATGGCGCGCTTTAATATAAATTTTTTCCCTATACAAAGAAGCCATAGCATAAACGTGTATACAGTTTAAAAGCTTAGTAAACTTTTCTGTGTTATCAGTTCCAAAAAGCGCCTTAATTTTTCTTCTTTGTATGGTACGTATAAATGCAAGATGAACTTCATTGTACTTACTATAGTTTTTACCTCCGAAAGTATTACCAAATCTGCAAGTATACCTTAAAGAAACATTAGAAACATTAGAAAAAATTCCTACTATCTCTGTAAGCTTTTGTTCCATCCCTTGATTCTCGTGAACAATTTGATAGTAGTCATAAGACTCCTGTAGTGTACGTTTAAAGAAATAAGCATCTACTTTAATCTGCAGGCCTAAAGGCACAGTAAGTTCAATATAAAGCTTTTCTACTTTAAGCTCTTTTCTGGTGTAGTTAAGATCCATGTTTCTTGTGTTTAGTTTTATAGACCTCTTTAGCAGCTCTTCTTCTAATTAGAGCTTCTTTTCTTAAATTTGCTCCTGGCTTCATAGCGAGGATCTGAAGGCTCAGTAAGCTGCTAAATGCGGGAAGCTTGTAGCTCTGCTCTCTTTTTTTTGCGTTTTTTTCTAGATCCTTTGAGGTTATTGAGTTTCGGGTTGTTGTAAGGCTCTAAAACAGAAGAAGAAAGTATGGACTTAAAAGCGTCTAATTTGGTTTTCTTATCTTCTGGTTCCGATTTTGTTCTGGTAACGTTGTTAAAATGCATATCTTCTTCTTTTTCTAAAAGTAACTCAGTGTAAATGTAGGCTGAAGTGTAATCGTGAATACATTGAAATATAATATCCGAACCTTGAAGTATAAAACCCTGACACACCCGGTTTCTCTGATCGAGTAAATGCCTCAGAGTCTCCTGTTTTACTCTATTCAGTTCTTCTAAACTCATCGTTGAGTACTCTTTCAATTTATATACTGTACAGTTCTCATTAGAAAATATAACAGACTCCTCAAATCTGAACTGTACACCAGAATTAACCGTATACACAATGTTAATTCGAGGGCTAATACATCCTTCGTTTTTAAGTATATAATCTAAAGTATCAAGACCTACTTTAATAACGACGTCTCTAAAAATCTGTGAAGGAAACTTAGTTAAAAGCTTCTTAAAGATTTCAAATTTTATATAGTCTATAATCTTCCATTCTAGTTCGTTAGTCATACTTTCTTCTTTTAAAATCTTTGAAATAACTCATCTAGATCAGCATTAAGCTTGTCCAGTAAACTTTCTATCTCTGCTTTTTTTCTAAGCTTAACTTCCTCACTCTTAGGTATTTTATTAGCTGTGTACTTAACATGATCGTGTAGTTCAGCTAAGAAAAGATCTTGTTTTAAGTTCGATTCTTTTGACTTCATAGTAGTAAGTTTAAAGTTAACTAGGCTTAGGTTTTTGTATAGAAAGGCTTAAAGCTTGATTAAAGACTTCCATCTTCTTATTAGCTTCTGATTCTGATATCAAAGAACCTAAAATGTCCATTGATCTATTCATCTCTTCTAGATAAACTCTGACATAACTACAAACGCATATATTTAACGTTCTAAGCTGCATACCTATATCACCTTGAGTTACCGAGTGCAACGAAAGATTATTAAATACTACTAGAGCATCAACTATTTCTTTATTGTACCTTTTTCTTTCTGATTTTACCATTCCATCAGGAACCTGGTTATAAGATCCTTGTACATACTCAGCCTGTACGTAGAAACTACTACCTAGTAGATTTACCTCCCAAGGTTTTTGAGATTTTCTAAGGTACATATCGTCTTTTTCTACCTTACTATGGTAGAAAGAGTAAAACTCTATCATCTCTACAGTTAGATGTAAGATAGCGTGAGGTATAAGGCCTTTATGAAACTTTAGAGTTTCATATATAACGAAAGCATTTGCTCTATTTTTCTTTTTTTCTAGATCAGACATCTTCTAACAATTTAATTCTGGCATGTATTAAGTTACAAGACTTCTCAATCTTGTGGATCTGTTCTATAACATTCTGAAAAGAATCACTAATAAATTCAGACTCGAAGGTCTCTGGACTAGCTTTCTTAAGGTCTAAATACCCTGCTAGCACTAAATTTTTAGCTTCTTGTAATCTTACTTTCGCGCTTACAAGGTGAATTTCTGCTGGATTACTCATAGTTTATAGTTTAAGTGAAAGAAAAAAGGGAGTGACTAGCTCCCTTCTATCCGTTTAACAATAAAAACAATACAACTTAGTAATTGTCTTACAGAAAGTAGTCTGCTTTCTTAATAGGTTTAAGCAGTCTTCTGCTTTTTCTTAGGTTTTCCTGCGTTCATGTTATAAGCCAAAGTCTCAAGAGCATAGCTTTCAATAGCTGAAACTATGTGATTGTAAGTGTTTTGAGCTACTACAACATGATTCACATCCCCTTTAAGGTCTTTATAAAAGGCTGATAGCTTTCTTGTTTTCTTCTCGAAGAAGTAAGAAAGTGTGTCTACTCCTATGATAATACCTTTATCATCCTCTTCTATACAGTCAAAAGTAAGTACAAGAGCATCTCTTTCAGGATCAGCTTGAAGCTTAATCCAATTCCACAAGTAGTGTTTAGCCATGGTCTTAAGGAAGTTCTCCTTAGGTTCTATGGCTCCGGCTGTCTTATGCATGTACTTCTCTTTCCCGTTTTCTAGGTAAGAACTGTCGCTGGCGATAAGAATAGGTAAATTTTTAATAGATGTTAACATAGTCGTAAGTGTTATAGTGTATTGTTAGAAAAATAAAAAACCTCCTGGCTAAGTACCAGGAGGAGTTGATGAGTAACACAACTCGTCTAGCTGTGTAAAAGTACTTCTTCCCCAAACCCAAATGAGGAGAAGAAGATGTCTTAAGCTTCTTCGTGATTTTCTTCAGCTTTAAGGATAAGCTTTTCGTCCTTTTTGTTAGCTTCAAACCTATCTAAACTAGAAGAACATTGTTCCTGTGCAGCTATAGCATAAATATTAAAAGCATATAAAGCGTCCCTCACTTTTTGAAAGGTAAGCCAAAAAGACTTTTTTGAGTCTATCGAGTTAAGCTGTCTGTATACCTGCTGACTGCTATTAGCTATAGCCTCGTGTTTATCAGAATGTATTTGAAGTAAAACAAGTTTATCTTCAAGGTCTTCTATTTTCGCTGTATTGACTTTTA